ACCAAACAAGACAATCTAAAGATACTATATAACCTTTTACTCATTTTGAAAACGTAGGATTAAGAATCTCAGCTAGAAGGGAGGGTTTTGGTGCAGGGGACATCACAATGTCAACTGTTTTGAGCACATTGAAGGCCTCCAAGCATGGCAAGCTAACAAGAGTAGAAGCCGCCACTAGCGGCATACACATGCTTGGACTAAAGTCATCATTGTTGATACCTGTTCCAGGGGTTAAAGGAATCAACTTGAGATGGAAACTCTTGTTGAAGTTGCTAAGAATCATATCAAATTCAAAGAGCTCAAGTAGTATCGTTACAGGTGCAATTATGTGTGTCCTGGTACTATTTGCAGAGTCACCGGGTGCTTTAATCCAGAGGATTGTTGATGACCCAGATGTATCCATTAGGCTAGTCGATGTAATAGAGGACAAAGACGGTGAGCTGACGTTTGCTTCACGTGGTCTAGATCTGGCAGGTAAGGCAAATGATTACTTTGCTTTAGGGAGACGCTATTATGCCGGTGAAGAATTGAAAAGTCCCTTTCTAAACCCTGATCGAATACCACGTGAAATTGAGGACCCGGATGAGTTTAACTTGATTCTGGCATCAGTTTGTACTCAAATATGGACCCTTCTTGCCAAGGCCGTTACAGCTCCAGCCACTGCTCAGGACTCAGAAGACCGTAGATGGACAAAATATACTCAGCAACGAAGAGTTCATAGTGACATCAGACTATCCAAAGAGTGGACAGACACAGTCAGGGCCAAAATTTCCCAGAGCCTCTCATTGAGGAGATTTATGGTAAATTTGATGATAGAAGTTAAAAAGACTCCTGGTCATAAGCCCAGATTAGCCGAACTTATCATTGATGTGGACAATTACATAGAAGAGGCAGGGCTGGCAGGCTTTATCCTTACAGTTAAATATGCCATAGACACTAAATACCCAGCAATTGCTTTACATGAATTCCAGGGAGAACTTACAACTTTAGAGCACCTGATGAAGCTTTATCTGGAAATGGGCCAACATGCTCCTTACATGGTAATCTTAGAGAATTCACTACAGAACAAGTTTAGTCCGGGAAATTACCCGTTGATCTGGAGCTATGCTATTGGTGTGGGGGTCGAGCTGGAAAAGTCAATGGCAGGATTAAATTACAACCGACCCTATTTTGACATGTCATACTTTCGTTTAGGACAGGAGATGGTCCGGAGATTTGCAGGTGTGGTGAGTCATCGTGTTGCGGAGGAGCTTAACATATCAGAAGAGGAGCGTGAAATTCTAAAGGAAGTATCTCGGGCAGCTGGCACCCATAAATCCACTACAAAGGAAGGTCCGAGACAATCCTCTTTAGGGTATCTTGGTACGGATCCAGAACGGATGACTACTGATGAACAGCTTACCAGAGGGGTGAGCCGGAGCAATGCAGAGGATGATCGGGAATCAGTTAATTTGACCTTGATGGACGACAGTGATTATGATGATGACCAGTATGAAGAAGGTCCATCCCAATCATATCGAGTTGATGATTCGTCAAAGAAAGGGAAAGATACTGGGATGAGAGCAAGGGGGTTGGAATACCTCCGCTCCTTAATGGTAGGAACTAAGGAACCTAAAGATCGGGAAGAAATATCTGCGGACAAGACTACAAACCCAACAAGCAGCGGCAAGTCTGATATCCCTACGGCAAACCAAGCACTTGATGGAGAGACCGAGAAATCTACTTTGGATCTTTAGTTAATTAACCTGATCTTCTTAACCCTGTCCTCTCTGTCTTAGCTTACACCTATCAAAAAAAACTTAGGATACAGGAATCCAAGACTGCATCCAAATCAGGACTCCCTCCCCTCGAGCTCCACTCAGCCTTCTCAAAACACCCGTTATGTCAGATGAAAATAGAACACTTGTCAAGAATGCTCTCAAGGTTCTTGCAGATCTTAAAAAGCAAGAGAATAAACCCATTGGAGAACCAAGAATCACATTACAGAACCTTAGAGAGCATTACGGAAAAAACGACTATGCCAAATTCGGGGAAGACCTCCAAGAAGTCCATTTATCTCTGCAAAAGAGACCCCAGTGCAATGTCGAACTCCGCCAGCCGGGTGGAGATCAAGACAATAGCCCACGAATTAAGACAGGAAATCAGGAAGGAAATCTCCAAGTGGATACAGAAACAACAGGTGAAGTCAGTTGTACCGCAGGATCTTCATGTGGAGACTCAGATTCTCCTCACGATGCTGAGCAGGCTAGCAGAAGGGGAGTTGCTGACGCAGGACTGGCAGCGTTCTGTACTGAAGGAAATTCAGGATTCAGCAATCACATGCGAGGTCATGGACCAGTTAGTGGCGATGATTTTGGACTTGTTCCCGCGAAAGTACCACGATCAAGTGCAAGGGATCCAACCTATTCCAGTGATGTTAGGGGTGTGAGTAAACTGGATGATTTTGCTGACATACTGCTGACTGTTGGGGCGTCTGAATTCAGCTTTGATCATATTGTTTCGACTGCGCAGGCTGATCTTGAGGAGTCTCTCTCTCTTCAACCTGCACCCATTAATGAGGAAGCCTTGCCCTCCACATCCACAGGGGCTCCTGAGAATGGAGATAAACAGGAGGCGATTAAAAAGGGGTCTCGTCACCGACGTGAGTACTCAATTATCTGGGATTCTGAAGGAATTCAAATTGAATCCTGGTGCAATCCCGTTTGTTCCAAAGTCAGATCAACACCAAGAAGAGAAAAATGCCGGTGTGGGAAATGTCCGGCTCGGTGCTCCGAATGTGGAGATGACTGAGATATCCAAAGGACGAGCAGAGCTTGTAGATCCCGCACCAGTTGTAAAACCACGACGCTTGAATCCTTTGCACCTACCTATAGTACCTCACTCCTCGCCAAACCCTCACGACAAGGATACTCCATTAAAGTCCCGTCACAAACAACTTTCTTCCGACCAAGTCACCCCTTCAGGCTCTGCAGATTACAATCCAGATTCTGATGCTTCTAAACATGTATCGATTGATGAAGTCTACAACCTCCTAATCACCATCTTGGAAGAACAGAGAGAATTACAAAGCAAAGTAGAAGGATTATACAAGATCCAAGGTGAGATAGACCAGGTCAAGAAAAATATGCTAAAGGTTCTGACTCAGATCTCCATCGTTGAAGGCCATCTGTCTACGGTAATGTTGGCAATCCCGAGCTCTGGCAAGGATCCCGACTCATCTTTTCGTAACCCAGATTTACGCCCCGTTTTAGGTAGAGATAAGGCAAGAGGGGTGATCGATCTACTGGGCTCTAAGAAAGTTACGATTGACTTAGATAAACCTACTCCCTCAAGTAGCTCCGAACCAAGAGTGATTCTCAAAGCCAATAAGGATGCATTGCAGTTGGAAGGTCCAGATCAATCTAGCAGCAATTCTTCACACTACATTGTCGGGGATCCTAAAATTGCTAAGCAAATCCTCAAATCTCTAATCACTTCAAGTAAATTATCACCTGAAATTCAAACTAATCTTTTGGATGATCTCAGTCTGATTGGGTCCAAATCTGATCTCCAAGAGTTCCACCGACTTTTAATCGATTTATTGTCTGGTGATAACGGTGGCACCAGCACACAATTCAGTCAGTAAACGCTTCTAGAAGGTCTCCAATCACTACTGTTATCTTTCAATCAGTCTAATCACCGAACTTGATTGATTTGCTTTTATCATTAAATAACTCTTAAAATCACTAAAAAAAACCTAGGACTCAAGAGAACGAGACCCAAGACAGTCCGACAAGCCCGGAACCCTCCCAAGAGAGGAACGAAAGCCGACACCCCGAGAACCCACCAAGATCCAACAACAACCGAGCCACACCCACCACACCGCCAGAAATCCAGACAAAGCCCCGAAACAATCACACTCCTAGCCATCCACAGCGGCCTCCTTCCCAACGAATTGGAAACGCCACCCACCACGTGTCATCCCTGACACTTGGGCATAGGCAATCAACTCACTCCATAAGTAGTAAATATGGCAGACGTGTACAATTTTCCTTCTGCCTGTTGGGAAGATAAAGGGAGCCTGGAAGCCATTGATCCAGAAGTGGACGGTAAGGGAAAGCTAGTCCCCAAGGTCCGTGTAATAGATCCTGGCCTGGGGACTAGAAAGAGCGGACAATACTTATACTTACTTCTTCATGGGTTAATTGAAGACCTTGAGGTTGTGGCTGTACCTCAACCAAGAACTTTCTGTGCGTTACCCTTAGGGGTAGCGCAGTCTCACGCATCTCCTGAAAGTCTCCTCGCAGAGTGTCTTAAGCTGAATCTCAGCGTACGGAGGACTGCTGGTGCTGAGGAGAAATTAGTTATCTTCAACACCAAACCGCTTGATTTGCTATCACCATGGAAAAAAGTCTTAGCACAAGGCGCAGTCTACCCTGCCACCAAAATATGCAATTCAATTGAGCGAGTCCCTCTAGAAGTTCCTCTCAGGATGAGGCCGTTATTTCTCACAATTACTGTGCTCAGCGATTCTGGATTTTATCAAATTCCACGGCCTCTGCAGGAGTTCAGAGTGCGAAACGGAGTCTCCTTCAATTTGCTATTTCACATTGCTCTAGGAGATGATTTGGAGTCAGTCGGAATCAAGGGTGTGATTGATGATGATGGGCAGAGGATTATGACCGTTTTGATTCATCTTGGGAATTTTATTCGGAAACGAGGTAAAACCTATACAAATGATTATTGTAAACGCAAGATTGAGCGAATGAAGTTGACCTTTGCCCTGGGTGCAGTTGGCGGAGCAAGTATCCATATCAAAGTTGAGGGAAAAATTAGCAAGCGACTCTTTGCACAGATAGGTTTTCGTAACACTATCTGTTATCCCATCATGGAGGTCAACCCGTCATTAAACAAACTACTATGGAAAACTGAGTGTCACATAAAGCGTGTTCAGGCTGTCTTACAACCATCAGTCCCTGATGACTTTAGGATCTATAATGACATTGTTATTGATCATTCTGGCAAGATCCTGAGAAAGTGATTATTTATATTAAAGATCATGTTGCTCCTCAGTCAGTATATATAATTTAGCTGATTGACCCGAATTACTACAACCCACCTTTAAAGCTACTAGTCTTTGCTCGGCCAACTTTTCTAATTAGAATAAAGTCGCTTTCCTTGCAGCTAATAATCCTAAGGCTACAGCCAATTGCTTGACTCCTGGAGGTTACACATGGGTAATCATTTGAGCTTGTTCAGATAATTACAAGCTGAGATTGAGACAAAATAATAAGAGGAATTTACCTGTCCTAATTTAGGTTTAGAAGTGCTCTAAGACAGTTAATCAATTAATAAAAAACTTAGGAATCACGTCAAATGAGGCACACACTGCTCTAGAACCACACCCAAGCACCCCGGTTTCCTCTTACACACCCAGCCTGCATCCCCACAAAAACCCAAGGCTTTAGCAAGCCCAAGCCAAGCAAGACGAAACCCAAAAATCACGGTTCGACTCTTACCTCATTCTCCACCGGTTGCAATTCAGCCTCAGCATAGCCTAAGGGAAATATGAATCCTCTCAATCAGACCCTTATTGCCAAAGTATTGGGTTTCCTTTTGCTATCCAGTTCATTTACAGTTGGTCAAATTGGATTCGAGAACCTCACACGAATTGGGGTTCACCAAGTCAAACAGTACGGGTACAAGTTGGCCCACTATAACTCCCACCAGCTGTTGCTAATTAGGATGATTCCTACTGTAAACGGAACCCATAATTGTACCCACCAAGTGATTACGCGCTATCGAGAGATGGTTAGGGAAATTATCACACCTATTAAAGGGGCTCTTGATATTATGAAGAAAGCTGTGAGTCCTGACTTAGTCGGTGCTAGGATATTTGGCGCTATTGTAGCAGGAGCGGCCTTAGGGATTGCAACCTCTGCCCAGATAACAGCAGGGGTGGCCCTTCACAGGACCAAGTTAAATGGCCAGGAAATCTCAAAACTGAAGGAAGCTGTTAGCTTGACAAATGAGGCTGTGGAACAGCTCCAGTACTCACAGGGTAAGAGTATCTTAGCTATCCAAGGGATCCAGGATTTTATAAATTTTAATGTGGTGCCACTGTTAGAAGAACACACATGTGGGATTGCAAAGCTGCATTTAGAGATGGCTCTCATGGAGTATTTCCAAAAGCTTATCTTGGTATTCGGACCTAATTTAAGAGATCCAATAGGTTCCACGATTGGCATCCAGGCCCTTGCCACCCTATTTCAGAATAATATGTTTGAGGTAAGCTTACGATTGGGTTATGCAGGAGATGATTTAGAAGACGTCTTACAGAGCAACTCAATTAGGGCTAATATTATCGAAGCTGAGCCGGATAGTGGGTTTATTGTTTTAGCAATAAGGTACCCTACCTTAACTCTGGTTGAGGATCAAGTAATTACGGAGTTGGCTCATATCACATTTAATGACGGTCCTCAGGAGTGGGTTGCTACCATTCCTCAGTTTGTCACTTACAGAGGGTTAGTCTTAGCTAATATTGACGTTTCTACATGTACATTTACTGAAAGAAATGTGATATGTGCTAGGGACCAGACCTACCCCATGATTATTGATCTCCAATTATGCATGAGAGGTAACATTGCTAAATGTGGCCGAACCCGGGTTACAGGGTCTACCGCAAGTCGTTTCTTGCTTAAGGATGGGAACATGTATGCTAACTGCATTGCTACAATGTGTAGGTGTATGTCATCAAGCTCAATTATTAATCAAGAACCCTCTCACTTGACTACTCTGATTGTGAAAGAAACTTGCTCTGAGGTTATGATCGATACCATCAGGATTACACTAGGAGAAAGGAAACATCCACCCATTGACTACCAAACTACAATAACATTAGGACAACCAATAGCTTTAGCCCCATTAGATGTTGGGACTGAGTTAGCTAATGCGGTGTCTTACCTAAATAAGTCCAAAGTCTTGTTAGAACATTCTAATGAAGTATTAAGTTCTGTCTCTACTGCACACACTAGTTTGACTGCTACTATAGTGCTGGGAATAGTAGTGGGTGGCCTAGCAATTTTGATAGTGGTAATGTTTCTATTCTTAGAAGCTCAAGTAATTAAAGTTCAAAGAGCGATGATGCTTTGTCCGATTACTAACCACGGATACTTACCTAATGAGGATCTCTTAACCAGAGGACATTCAATTCCAACGATCGGTTAGGGCAGTTCATCGTGCTTAGGACCAGTGCTGGATCACTTTCTCCACCTTCGCCCAGCACCCACAGGCCTCACCATCCTATCTCTCATTCTCAAACAGCACCAGTAGACCAGTCCCCTCCCACAGAATCTCTCCAATAAAGACCATCCAAAATCAGTCTTTCCACCACATTTGTCTAGTCCTAGAATTTCAATATTCCATTAAGTATAGTAATTATTATTTTAAAAAACGTAGACCTACTAACCTCTTTTAAAACAGCACTCAGGACAAGAAAGAAAATTAGGAGCAAAGACCAAACTCCTGCGATCTCATAGATCAAGTTCTAATTTGGTATACAATGAAGGCCATGCATTATTACAAGAATGATTTTGCAGACCCCGGCACAAATGATAACTCAAGTGATCTGACGACAAACCCATTCATATCTAATCAAATCAAATCAAACCTCTCACCACCTGTATTGGCCGAAGGACATTTATCACCAAGTCCCATTCCGAAATTTCGTAAGATCCTTCTAACCATCTCCTTTGTCAGCACTATTGTTGTCCTTACCGTGATCCTCTTGGTATTGACCATCCGGATCCTAACCATCATAGAGGCAAGTGCCGGAGACGAAAAAGATATTCACACAATATTAAGTTCCTTACTGAACACCTTTATGAATGAATACATACCTGTCTTTAAGAATCTTGTTTCAATAATTTCGCTCCAAATCCCCCAGATGTTGATCGATTTAAAGACGTCAAGTACGCAGATGATGCAATCCCTTAAAACATTCCCTAGGGATTTAGAAACATTATCCACTGTTACACAAAGTGTAGCTGTTCTGTTAGAAAAAGCCAAAAGCACTATCCCAGACATCAACAAATTTTACAAGAATGTTGGGAAGGTTACGTTCAATGATCCCAATATTAAGGTATTAACATTGGAAGTTCCGGCCTGGCTTCCTATTGTAAGGCAGTGTTTGAAACAAGATTTTCGTCAAGTAATTTCTAATAGTACTGGCTTTGCACTTATTGGTGCTTTGCCATCTCAACTTTTCAATGAATTTGAGGGGTATCCTTCTTTAGCAATTGTGAGTGAAGTATATGCGATCACATACCTCAAAGGGGTCATGTTTGAAAACCAGGAGAATTTCTTGTATCAATACTTTGAGATAGGAACAATTTCACCCGATGGCTATAATAAACCTTATTTCTTAAGACACACATCAGTTATGTTAAGTACCTTCAAGTTGAGTGGAAAATGTACTGCCGCTGTGGACTATAGAGGAGGTATTTTTTTGTGTACCCCTTCTCCCAAGATCCCAAAAATCCTCCAAAATCCACCAGATCTTCCAACTCTAACAGTGGTATCGATCCCATTTGATGGAAGATATACAATCCGGAATATTAGCTTAATGTTGACTGATGAAGCAGATATTATTTATGACTTGGACACATTACAAGGTCGGGGAGTATTACAAGCAATGAGATTCTATGCACTTGTCCGGGTTATTTCCTCTTCATCTCCGCGTCATTTCCCATTTTGTAAAAACTCCTGGTGTCCAACCGCGGATGATAAAATCTGTGATCAATCCCGACGTCTTGGGGCTGATGGGAATTATCCTGTTATGTATGGCCTTATATCAATTCCAGCACACTCCAGTTATCAAGGAAATGTCAGCTTAAAGTTAATAGACCCAAAATATTATGCTTACACAAGGGACGCCTCTTTATTTTATAATTCCATGACAGACACTTACCATTACTCTTTCGGGACACGAGGATGGGTATCACGCCCTATCATCGGGGAACTCCTTTTAGGGGATGACATTGTCCTAACCAGGTATACTGTTAGGTCTGTAAGCCGGGCAACCGCAGGTGATTGCACCACTGTCTCGATGTGTCCACAAGCGTGTAGCGGAGGTATGAATTCTATCTTTTACCCACTTAATTTTGACAAACCTCAAGTCACAGGTGTTGCAATTCGACAATATGAAAGGCAACAGGAAGGGATTATTGTGGTGACAATGAATGATCATTACTACTACAGTGTGCCAATCATAAAGAATGGGACACTGTTGATTTCATCAGTTACTGATTGTTTTTGGTTGATGGGGGATTTATGGTGTATGTCCCTGATGGAGAAGAACAACCTACCGTTGGGGGTGAGGTCTCTAGCACATCTGACATGGAACATTCACTGGTCATGTTCTTAGTGCATTTACTCTTAAGATGGTCCTGTAGCTACTGCTAGTCAGGAGTGTCTGTCTTGTCCAAGTGCAGAGCAGATAAGTTGCAACTGGATATATGAATAGCACTCTACCATCATCCAATATTCGGAGGCTGACTCTGAGGTGAAGATAGAGGCGAATACCGGTGTATATAAGCAATAGGCAAACTTAAATGAGCTGAAAGTTTCCTGGATTAGTCTACTGGTCATCAATGAGGCTAGGGGGAGGAATTTTCTGTTATTTTCTAGGAGCAGTAAGCATTTACCTATCCGGATTTGCAGGAGGACAGTTGACAGTCCTTTTATGTTTTCTTGAAGAGGATTGGCGTTCGGTCTTAAATTTATACGTATAATACAAAAAACTTAGGATTCAGAACAATCACTGATTCCTCGGCTCAAATCCATCCTGGGAACACAATATCTATCGAACCCATCCAAACACACCAAGTTTAATCTGATCCATTGGTACAATAATGACTGATTTATCGCTCAATGAAGTCTTATATCCTGAAGTCCACCTAAATTCCCCAATCGTCACAGGCAAATTAGTCGGATTATTGAATCGAGTAGGGTTGCCACACAGAGTGAACTTGAGAGATCAGACCATTGTAGAGAATATAAATTTTAGAGTGGTACACCAACCTAGTGACCCGGATTGGATAAAATATTCAGAATTACGAGTTCATATACTAAACCTCCTTGACCAAAATAAGATAGAACACTATCCGTCATACCCTGAAGGTAATCACTTCCTCTTTAGGCTGCACGATGGGAAATTAGCCCCTCGCTTAGAGACTCTACTAGAGAGATCATTTCGGATATATAGAAACAATTATCTTGACCTTGCTGGAATGTTGGCACAGGTTAGGTCAAAGTTAGGTTTGACAAACAGTGAAAGTTATGATTTCAAGCTATACTCTGAAGAGCTACCATTGATTATGAAAACTTCTAAGTGGTGGCACCCATTTTTAAACTGGTTCTCAATAAAAACTCTGATGAGGTGTGTCATTAAAAGAACATATGGTAGATCATCTAAGAGAAAGCCTATAATAGAGACTGCTTTTGGTGAATCTCTAATAGTTGTAATAACTCATCAATTGATTGTAATTATTGATAAGCAGGGGAGGTCTGTACATTACCTGACACCTGAGCATGTTCTACTATTCTGCGATGTCGTTGAAGGAAGACTAATGATTGATACCGGCTCAAAAGTTGATCCCAAATTAAGTGTCTTATCAGACAAGGGAAATTCTCTCTGGGAGCTGATTGATTCCCTGTTCTGTCACCTGGGCAACTCGACATACGAGATTGTTGGCCTGCTTGAACCACTTACACTCGCAATTCTTCAGACCCGAGATGTGGTGTTAGACTTGAGAGGGGCCTTTTTAAATCACTGCCTCTCGGAACTTGATGCTATATTGATCAAAGCTAATTTCACTACCCTAGATGATTTTGCTTCAATTGCAGACACACTCCAACAATTACTGAACTTAAGTGACATCAACTTAGTCGCGGAATTCTTCTCATACTTCCGGACGTTTGGACATCCTACACTCGAGGCGGTGACTGCAGCCGATAAAGTTCGAACATACATGGCAGATCCAAAATTGATCAATTATGAGATCATGATGAAAGCTCATGCTGTATACTGTGGAATTATAATAAATGGGTATCGTGATCGGCATAGCGGCATTTGGCCACCTGTTGAGTTTCCTTCCCACGCTGATCAGGCAATCCTCCGTGCTCGAAACAATAATGATGCTCTGAGTGATGTTATGTGTGTGCTCAATTGGAAATCATTTATAGGGTTTCACTTCAAGTGCTTCCTAGATCTCAACTTAGATGAAGATTTGTCTATTTACTTAAAAGACAGAGCTTTAGCAGCAGTCAAAGACCACTGGGATGCGATTTATCCTACTGAGCATATGAAATATTCACCAGAGAGAAACCCTACTTCCAGGCGTCTTGTCGACATCTTTATCCAAGATGCTAACTTTGATCCTGCACATCTAATTGAATATGTCCTATCCGGAGAGTACTTAACCGATCCTGAGTTTAACATTTCGTATAGTTTAAAAGAAAAGGAAATCAAGCAAGCTGGGCGGCTGTTTGCTAAGATGACCTATAAGATGAGAGCATGCCAGGTTATTGCGGAAAGCCTAATTGCACACGGTGTTGGTCGCTATTTTAAAGATAATGGAATGGTGAAATCAGAAGTGGAATTGAGTAAGACATTGCATAGAATGTCAGTCTCGGCCGTGCCCCGGAGTGATCGGTCACAGATGTCATCAGGAGGGAATGTAATACCCCCCAGCAATAATTCGGAATATACTGGTCATTCTAATCCGGACGGGAGTCAGAAGGAATCCTATATTAATGTAGGGAAATTTAATAACAGTCATCAGAGGGATAACAGGTTCGGAGGATGTATCTCCAATAAGAATGATCTCAAGACACACCGAAAATACCAGTCTCTTCCTATCCAGTCATTGAAACACGAGGAGAACTATGAGACAGTAAGTTCATTCATTACCACGGACCTCCAGAAATATTGTCTCAATTGGAGGTATGAGAGCACAGCCGTATTCGCTGAGAGGCTGAATGAAATTTACGGGCTACCTGGCTTTTTTAACTGGCAACACAAACGGTTAGAGAGGTCTATTTTGTATGTAGCCGACCCTTCATGCCCCCCGGACCATGAAGAATTCATACATTTAGAAGATACTGATAACAGTGGGATCTTCATTCATTACCCTATGGGGGGAATAGAGGGGTATAGTCAAAAATTGTGGACAATCAGCACAATTCCTTACCTATACCTTACTGCAGTGGAGGTGGGTGTCAGAATTACTGCATTAGTTCAAGGAGACAATACAGTTATAGCCGTCACTAAAAGAGTGCCCACTACTTGGCCTTATCATGTAAAGAAGGAATCCGCAATGGATGTAACAAGGAGGTATTTTAAGCAACTGAGATGGAATCTGAGCGGAATTGGGCACAACCTGAAGATGAACGAGACTATTATCTCGTCCCATTTCTTTGTTTATTCCAAAGGGATCTACTATGATGGTATGTTGCTCTCACAGTCACTGAAGTCAATCTCGAGATGTGTTTTTTGGTCTGAGACCTTGGTAGATGAGACAAGAGCTGCCTGTAGTAATATAGCTACGACGATCTGCAAGGCAGTAGAGAGAGGCTATGACAAATATGCAGGCTATTTCCTAGTTTTCTTAAAAACTCTCCAACAATTAATGATTTCGCTCGGATTTTCTATAAATCAAACTTTGACAGCGGATATTGTTTCACCTATCCTAAATTCTGATTGGTACCTTTATTTGTCAGTGATCCTCCCGGCCCCTCTTGGGGGATTTAATTACCTAAATCTTAGTCGGTTGTTTGTGCGCAATATAGGAGACCCGGTAACTGCATCCTTCGCAGACCTTAAGCGATTGATCACAAGCGGAGTCTTGCACCCCTCAGTGTTAGGGCAAATTTTTGCCCAGAAGCCCGGGACTTCCAAATTTCTAGATTGGGCAAGTGACCCGTATTCGGCAAATCTTCCTTCTGCGCAAAGCATCACTAAGCTAATAAAGAACTTAACAGGTCGGGTGGTTTTAAGCCAAAGTCCTAATCCCCTTTTACAGGGGTTGTTTCATATTAATTCAGAGGAGGAGGATGAAGCTCTTGCTAAATTTTTAATGGACAGATCTATAATTATTCCACGGGCTGCTCATGAAATACTGGCTAATTCAATGACTGGCGCTAGAGAGTCTCTTGCAGGGTTGCTGGATACTACCAAAGGACTAATTAAAACTGGACTAATGAATGGAGGATTATCCCATAATCTACTTAAGAAATTACAGAACTACGACTATACACAATTCAGTCATTTATTATGTCTCCTGACTGTTAAGCCTGCTAATATTAAGGTAAGTGTGGATTATTGTTCAGTTGACCTAGCAATTATGTTGAGACACCAGATGCGGCGAGATCTCGCATTGGGAAGGCCAATTTATGGTCTCGAGGTCCCTGATATGCTCGAATGTATGACCGGTGTGTTGTTAAGGGGGGCGACCTTGTGTCAGCAGTGTGCTATAGGGTCACAATATTATGGCTGGTTTTTTGTCCCAGCAGAACTAGAGCTGGATGAGGTCCATGGATCATCAAACTCCATAAGGGTGCCATATACTGGGTCGGTGACAGAAGAGAGAACTGAAATCCAAGTAGGTCAATCTAGACACTCTTCTAGGTCACTAAAAGCCGCTATCAGGATTGCTACCGTGTACACGTGGGCATTCGGTGACTCCGACCAATCTTGGGAGGAATCCTGGTACCTTGCATCTCAAAGAGCGAATTTAACTATCGATGAGTTGAAGCTGCTCACTCCTGTCTCGACTGCTACTAACTTGGCTCACCGTCTCCGGGATAGGAACACACAAGTGAAGTATAGTGCAACATCCCAGGCTAGGGTATCTCGTTACACCACCATATCCAATGATAAACTCTCATTTGAGATAGATGGTGATAAAGTAGACACAAACTTCATTTACCAACAATCTATGTTACTAGGCCTTTCTATCCTGGAGGATTTTTTCCGTGTTCAGAATTTTACAGGTACATTGAACACTATCCTCCATTTACATGCTGATGTTCATTGTTGTGTCAAGAAAATGATTGATCATCCTAAAGTTGAACCTTATCGACCACTTCCAACTTTGACCTCGGTGACTTGCAACCGTTTACTTTATGATGATGAGCCCTTAGGCTCGGAAGACCAAAATCGGCTGTATCATCAAATATTTCAATCTTCTATGCCTCATTTCCCACTATGGGACAGGACAGAGTTCCCACTATGGGACAGGACAGAGCTTATCAACACTCTGGCGTCCAGTTTGGCTTCTACTGTGATTGATGTTATCTCCCAATCTGAGCACGATCACCTTAATGAATCACTAGCTCTGCAAGCCCCTGATGATATAGGAACATTAATAACCGAGCACCTCTTAGTAGATCCAAGGAAATACTCGCTCTACTTAGGCCTCTATATCGCAACGAATTGGGCATTGGAGATTCATTATAGGCGACCTGAAGGGCGATCAGAGATGAGAGACACCTTATACGGATTACTTATCAGGACTAGCAGAGCTTCCTTCGGAATCCTTATCAATGCATTGACACATCCAAAGATATTCAATAAATGGTTAGCAATTGGATTGATTTCACCTGCATTTGGGCCAACCCTCCAGACCCAAGATCTTCACAAGCTCGTTGTAAATTATTTGTGTGATTGCTATGACATGTATATGCTTGGATGGCTTCAGGGTCATAGCGTAGATTTAAAATATCTAATATGTGAGTCCGATGAATATGTCATCCAATCTAGAATAGACCTGGTCCAAGCCAGGCACCTGGCCTTTTTGGTAGATCTCTATTCATGTTCGAAAGCCTGTCCGAGAATCCGCGGATTAACTTCAATAGAGAAGTGCGCAGTACTTGATCAATACATCAAGATGGCACAAACAGAAAATGTTGGCGGGAAACATTGGTACTTAAAGATTAAACAAATCGAATGTTACCCATCTACTTTGACATATTTAAGGAGAGGTGTTGTTAAGCAGATACGCTTAAGAGGTATAAGTAATCTAGGGGATCTTGGACAAGCATTCAAATCTAAAGAAGTTGAAGCCTGTGACGACCTCCCTTTAAGAAACGCACCGGGAGATTCCTTTTCCCACTCAAATAACACCAGTGTGGAAGATGTAACTAGTGTATTTCGTGAATTAGAAACAAATCACAAGCGGACACCAATTGGATCAGTTGTTACAGAGTTCTATGCATTTCATTCATTTCGAAGAATTGGTGTGAATTCTACAGCATGTTATAAAGGCTTGGAAATTTGCCGGTTTTTGACAACATCATTGAATTATAACACACCCCGCTTGTTTGTGGGCGAAGGAGCAGGATCGATTATGTCCACATTTAGTCTGTACTTCCCCGGAAGCACAACGTACTATAATACAGGTGTGAGTAGTGAAGTAGGTATCGGGCAAAGAGAGTTAACCGTAGAACCTGCTGAACCTTACTTAATTAATCGAACCCGGGCATCAGGTTCAATGAACAAAATTGAGTACATCCCTCTGTTTAATGGATCCCCTGATGTAACATGGATTGGGAATGATCAGACTTATATTTATATCTTGTCTGCCATTAAACCATCATCATTGGGTCTCATGCACTCTGATATAGAGGGATCTTGGGAAAAATCACCTGAGCAAATTGCACGAGAGTATGCACATATATTGAGTCTCTCGCTCCTGCTATTGGACCTAGACGGCATCCTTGTACAGAAATTGATGCCTAAAGGAAATGACCACACAGTATCCTATATAAAGTTAATTTTGCAATATTTCTCAGGAGTTTACTTTTTTTACCCAACATACTCAAATCCATGCTCCACTGAGGTGTACTTGGTTGCTCTTTACCCAAGGATGAATAAACTAATCTCTCCAGATAAGATATTCACTGCTATACTTAGACCAGCAGAGAATTGGGGAAGCTCATTAGTAGAACACATTTTGTCAGTCAAGGGCAAGCATTTAGTGCGATACCAAAGTGCTCTTACCTCCACTGTCAAAGATTCCCGAACTGATATGTCTCTCAACCGTCTAAATGACATGGAGAAGTGGCTTCTAAACCAAGGGTTTGAATTGAATGGTCCTTGGGTGTTGGAGAAATTTGCATGTTCTCAATTATTAACAGACGAGGATGCTTTCTCACGATCGATTCAATCACAATTGAGAGAGGCAGCCTACTGGATCAAGGAAGGGTTACCTGATAGTCTCTTTATGATGCCTTATCAAGTTAGATTTGAGAGTCAAATCGCCGAGACTCTTAGATCATTGGCACGAAGGGTTACTGTGCTTTGGTTTTTTAGAAGCTCTAGGGAGGAAGGCTGCTCTTTATTAAGGTCAATTGTTCGCTCTAGGAAGTTAGTGGTATCTTCTGTCTCTCCTCAGTCAGTTTTTTTAAGGAATAAATCTTACACAGCGATCATTTGGGATTACCTAGGTCCAGCAGGGATCATCATCCACCTCGAAACGCCTGAACAGAAATTATGGCAGAAGTTGTTTGGGTATAGATGCTTGCTTACAGACACGACGTAGTCATTCTCCTAGTTGGCTGGACTGCTTCCGATTCTGACCCCTTCATGCTCTGTATATATTTTTATTAAAAAAAAGAAAAATTTAAAATCATTAGTATCTTTAGCTTCTCTTGTTTGGT